ATGAGCACATTAAAAGTCAACAGCATAATACCAACAGGAGGAGTACCAACAGGCGGTGGTGGTGGAATTGTTCAAGTTAAAACAGCTACAAAAACAGATGCTTTTACTAGCACTAGCACATCATTTGTAGACATAACTGGTTTAAGCGTTGATATGACTTTAGCTAAATCTACTCATAAGGTACTTATTCGCTATGACATACTTTGTGGAGGGGATTATTGGACTTCTGGGCCAGCTTATTTAAGTTTGGTAGCTGACAGCACAAGAATTGGTATTGGTACGGCTGGTGCCGATGCTAACAGTAATGTAACTACGTTTCATAATCTTTACGCAAATAATCAAAATAATAGTACTTATAATGTTGCTACACAGACTGCTACATTTTTATATACACCAGGCGATACAAGTTCTCACACATATAAAGTGCAAGGCCGTATGCAAAATAGTAGTTCGGGATTCTCAATAAACCGAAGATGGCAAAATGCTGATCGTTCCACTATATCGACATTAACTCTTATGGAGGTGTCAGCATGATTACTTCCGTGTATAATCTAATTAAAAACTGATTATGGCCTTAGATCACGAAGCGATTTACAAAGCATACGCTGGAACGGTAGTTTCTGTTGATGATACTGCGGGAGCTTTTGATGCAAGCGGTAATTCTGTAAGTTTAGATCAATCTCTTATAGACGCTGCAAGAACTACTTTAGATGCTGAAGCTGCTGCAAGTTTATATCAACGTCAAAGAACAGGCGAAGCTGGTACAACAGATACTATCTATCCATCAATAGGCGATCAGTTAGACAATCTCTATAAAGATATACTTGCTGGAACTGTAACCTCAAGTGGTAGTTTTGCAAAAGCAATCGAAGCAGTTAAAGCTAAATATCCTAAGCCATGAGCACATTAAAAGTTAATACAATACAAGAAGCAGATGGAAGTTCATTTCCTTTGGGAAAAATTTTACAGATAGTGAGTACAACAACGGAATCTTCTACTACCACCACAAGCTCAAGTTTTACTGACTGTACTGGTTTTTCGTTAGCAATTACACCTTCAGCCACTTCAAGCAAAGTCTTAATAGTTGCTTGTAGTAGTATTGAGCAAGATGGTTCAGCTAACTTTACTCATGCAACTATCGCAAGAGGTAGTACTAATTTAGGTCACTCAACTGGTGGTCTTGTTAACTCCCATGAATATTACTATCCAGGGCAACAAGATCAAGAACAGCCTTGTACTTTGGTTTTTTTAGATTCTCCTAGTACGACTTCTGCAACTACTTATAAAGTACAAATAAGATTAAATGGTGGTAATAGGGCTGGCTGGAATGGGCCACAATCTACAATTAAAGGTTCTTTCATGTTAATGGAGATAGGATCATGAGCCAACTTAAAGTAAATTCAATCGTTCCTACTGGTGGTCTAGCGAGTGGGTATAATGGTGGAATTATTCAAATGAAGCAAGTATATAAAACTGATGCTTTTTCAATGAATAGTGATTCAATGACTGATTTAACTGGAATGACAGTCACTATAACTCCATCAAGTAGTAGTAATAAAATATTAATAGTAACTAATTTGACTTATGGTGGACAAGCAAATGGTTATTTCGGTGTGAATTTGCTAAGAGGGTCAACTAGTCTTGGATTATCGACTGCTGCAACTGGCAGTCAATTAAATTTTTCGTTTGCTATTGGCACAGGAAATGGAGACAACGATTATTATAAATGTCACAGTGCTTCATACGAATTTTTAGATTCTCCTGCAACTACAAGTGCAACAACTTATAAACTTCAAGGCTATTCATACGATAGTCGATATTTTTATTTAAATAGAGGCCATAGTACAAGTAACGCTGCATACATACATAGAAGCACAAGTTCAATTACTGCATACGAAGTAACTGTATAATGGCAATCATTCCAGGAAAGAAAAACTTTACTGTTGATAGGAGAGCAGATTTTCCTATTAAATTAACATTTAAAGACTCTACTGGATCGGCAATAAATTTAACTGGGTATACTGTAGCTGCTCAAGTTTATGATGAGTCTCGTTCCACAAAATATGCAGATTGGACAGTAGCCTACACAGACAGAACTAATGGAATTGTAGATATTTCTCTTACAGATACTCAAACAGCTACTTTTACTCCAAGTATTTTGTTTTATGACGTATTATTAACAGAACCAGGTGGTAGCAAAAACTATTATTTAGAGGGTAAACTATTTATAAGTGAGGGTTACACAGCATGAGCAATCCTAATCAAGTTGTAGTTTCACAGGTTTCTGATGTAACTACAGTTGAGATCACAACACAAGGTCCACAAGGTCCAGCAGGATCTCTTAGTGGTCTAACTTTTGACGTTTCTGCAAAAGTTGATGGATCAATACTGTATTATGACTCCACATCTGGTAACTTTAAGGCAGATACCACAACAACTAAACTTACACTCGTAGATGGAGGTAACTTCTAATGGCTAACACGATAAGAATAAAAAGATCTACTGGATCATCAAACCCAACGTCATTAGAAAATGCTGAAGTTGCTTTCAGAGAAGGCGATGAAGTTTTAGTCTATGGTACGGGCACAGGAGGATCGGGAGGTTCTGCTACGAGTATTATTTCTATTGGTGGTAAGGGAGCATTTTTTGATAAAGCAACAGTAAGAGGAGCTAATTTAGTATTATCAGGACCAACAACAGGTAGTGACGCTGCACCTACATTTAGGTCACTTGTTGTTGCAGATATTCCAACGCTAACAGCATCGAAGATCAGTGATTTTGATACACAAGTAAGAACAAATAGACTTGACCAATTAGCAAGTGCAACAAGCACTGTTTCTGGAGTTACACCCACAGCCGATGCTCATTTTGCAACTAAGGGCTATGTAGATTCTGTCAGTGAGGGATTAGATGTAAAACAAAGTTGTGTAGCTGCGACAACTGCAAATATCACAATTGCAACAGCATTAAATAATGGAGACACTTTAGATGGTGTTACTCTTTCAACAAATGATCGAGTATTGGTTAAAGATCAAAGCACTCAAACTCAAAATGGTATTTATATTGTAGGTTCTACACCAGCTAGGGCTGATGATTTAGCTACTGGTGCAGATGCTTCTGGAATGTTTACTTTTGTAGAACAAGGATCTGTTAATGCTGATATTGGTTTTGTATGTACAAGTAATAAAGGATCTGCTGTTGTAGGAACTAACAACCTCGCTTATAGTACTTTTTCTTCAAGTGGTAACGTAACTGCTGGAGATGGATTAGATAAATCTGGTAATGAATTGAGTGTTGACCTTAAAGCCAATGGTGGTTTAGTTATTGAATCAACTGAATTAGCTGTTGATTTAGCTGCTAGTTCTATCACAGGAACACTTGCGATTGGTGATGGTGGAACGGGTGCTACAAGTGCAAGTGCAGCCAGAACAGCTTTAGGACTTGCTATTGGGACTAATGTTCAAGCCTATGATGCAGATTTAGCTAATTTATCTGGTTGTCAGTCTGGAGCTTCGGCTGCTTTAGCAGCTTTGACTTCAACTGAGGTCGCTATTCTTGATGGAGCGACAGTATCAACTTCTGAACTGAACATTATGGACGGGGATACTTCTGCAACATCTACAACTTTGGCAGCAGCAGATCGTTTAGTAATGAATGACGCTGGAACAATGAAACAAGTTGCATTATCTGACTTGGTTACATTTTTAGAAGATGAAAGTGCCTCTAGTTTTGATATAGATGGAGGAACATACTAAATTTAACCATCAGGAGGTCGAACAATGGCAAACACAATTAAATTAAAAAGAGCAAGCGGTAGCGACCCAAGTGCTAGTGATCTTGTTGTCGGAGAAGTTGCTTTAAGAACGGATACAGCTAAATTATTTACAAAGAAAGACGATAACTCTGTTGCTGAAATAGGTGGAGGAATTTCTGATGTTGTAGATGACACTTCACCGCAGCTAGGCGGTAACTTAGATACTAATGATAAAAATATAGTATTCGCAGATAGTGATGGAGGTTCTGGTACAGATAACCGTGCAGTTTTTGGAGCTAGTTCAGATCTACAAATTTATCACGATGGCGGTGGAAGTAAAATTACACACGCTAACACAGGTGATTTAGTTATAAATAATACAAGTGGAGATACTTGGCTAGGAACTAATGGGACACTTCGTGTATCTAACGCATCAAACAATGGCTATATGGCTAAGTTTGTTGAGAATGGAACGACAGAACTTTATTATGACGGAAGTAAAAAATTTCAAACAACTTCAGCGGGCTGTGGTGTAACTGGAGATCTTACTTTTGCTGATGATGGTAAAGCTATATTCGGGGCAGGGGATGATTTACAGATTTTTCATAATGGTTCACATTCAAGATTCTTAGATAATGGAACAGGAAAATTGCAGTTTGGAAGTGATACAGGGGTTGAAATTCTTACAGGAAATTTTGCAACTCAAATTGCTTTATTTGATTCTTCTCAAATTTTATTAAAAGAAAATACAAGTGTTACAGGAAATATCACAGTATCAGGCACAGTTGATGGTCGTGACGTAGCAACTGATGGTACAAAACTTGATGGAATTGCTGCTAGTGCTATCGCAAATCTTGTTGAAGATACCTCACCTCAACTTGGAGGTGATTTAGATGTTCAATCAAGTAAGATCACCACAGCAACCAGTAATGGTAATGTAAAAATCGAACCAGATGGCACTGGAGTTGTTGAAGTTAGAGGTGCTGGAGGTAATGATGGTAAATTACAACTAAACTGCTCTGCACAAAGTCATGGAATAATACTAGCTTCACCTGCTCATAGTGCAGGACAATCTTACACATTAATTTTTCCAGATAATCAAATTGCTGCTGATAAATATTTAAAAATAAAAAGTATTTCTGGATCGGGTTCGACTGCTATAGGTCAAGCAGAATACGCCTCTCTTGATGCAAATGATCTTGGAGAAGGAACTGTACCTGATGCAAGATTTCCGTCTACATTGCCAGCACTTAACGGATCAGCACTTACAAATTTAAATGGAAGTAATATTGCATCTGGAACGGTTGCAGCAGCTAGAGTTGCAACACTTAATCAAGATACAACTGGAAACGCTGCTACGGCGACAGCTTTGGAAACTGCCAGAACTATTGCAGGGGTAAGTTTTGATGGAACGGCTAATATTTCTCTAAATAACAATGCGATAACAAATGGTGCTGGCTACATAACTGCAACTCTAACCAATGAGCAAGTCCAAGATATTGTCGGAGGTATGCTTACAGGTAATACCGAGACAGGTATAACAGTAACGTACCAAGATGGTGATGGCACAATAGATTTCGTTGTTGGCACATTAAATCAGGACACCACAGGAAATGCTGCAACTGCAACGGCTCTTGAAACTGCACGAAATATTGGTGGAGTATCATTTGATGGAACAGGAAATATAAATCTTCCTGGTGTGAATACTGCTGGAAACCAGAACACAACTGGAACATCTGGCGGTTTTACCGCTGGCAGTGCTTCAAACCTTAACTCGGGAACATTACCTGACGCACGTTTTCCTTCCACACTTCCTGCTGTTGATGGGTCAAACCTTACAGGAATATCTGCTGGTGCTACTGGTGGTGGATCAGATGAAATATTTTATGAAAATGGTCAAACTGTAACTACTGACTATACTATTACTAACGGCAAAAATGCCATGTCTGCTGGTCCTATTACAATAAACAGTGGTGTTACTGTTACTGTAGGATCTGGCGAAACTCTTACTATCGTTTGATTTATGAAAGCAATTATTGAAAAACAATTAGTTCAATGGAAAGAAGAGCTTGCAAAACAAACAAAGACTAAAGAACAAGCAGAAAAAGTTTTAATGGAAGCTAATAGAACTATTTTGATGATTGAGGGTGGGATACAGGCGAAGGAAATGTTGTTGAGGAAGATCGAGCAAGAATCCCAGCCAACAGGTACAGTGGAGCTAACCCAAGAATCAAAGCCAAAACCATCAAAGTAATTGGTGTACTGGCTTTTAAAAATGCTTCTTTCCACATAAAAAATGTTCCAAAAAATTGCAAATACTTTAAGTATCATCTCATTCCTAATGGTAGCTTCCATGACTGCTACAGGAGTAATAGGTTACAGGTATGTAACTTCTGAAAATTTCAAATCTCAAGTTATGAATGAAATTTTAAAAAATGTGCAAGGTTCTATGCCTAAAGTATTAGATAATGTAATGCCTCAAGCAACAGGCCCATCTATACCTATACCGAAAAAATGAATTGTTGGCATTGTAAAACTGAATTGATCTGGGGTGGAGATCACGATATGGATGGAGAAGATTATCCAATAATGTCAGGAGAATATAGTATGGTAACTAATCTGTCATGTCCTAAATGTAATTCTTTTGTAGAAGTTTACCTTCCTAGAGATGCCTACGATTGAAATACCTCGTTTTCAAATAAATAAGGTTGAAATACATAAAATACCAATATGGAACTTTAATAATCCAGTAGTAAATCACATAAATAAACCTATTGTAGATATTCCAGGTTGTGTAAGAGTTCATAGAAACAATTTAACTAGTCTTATTGATAACCCTAAAGATGAATATGGAACATATACAGAATGTGGTAACTTTAGTATTCCTAGTTTTGAACCTTTGGAGTATAACCCCAACGAATTTAAATACACGCAATCCGAAACCCCCAATCAGACAGAAGAGTTTGTACCAGAAACAGTAGAACCACCGAAATACGAACCAAAGAAAAAAGAAGATAAGCCGCTTTTTGTTGAGTGCCCTGGGCCAAATGACCAAAGAGTAGGACAATATGCTTCAGAGTTTAAACTGGAGCGTGTGTCTGGGCATAAAAGAAGCGAAGATGGTAGTAAATGTATAACGCTTTATGAGGACGTTAAATTCATCGAGCAATACATACCGAATCCTCCACAGCTTGTTAGTACTGCTGTTATTGCTACTGTTGCTGCCTCTACTCCACTACTGCTTAATATTGTCAAACCTCTAATAAAAAATTTATTTAAGAAGCTGACAAAGAAGAAAGATAAGGTAGAATAATTATCCGTAGATAAGTGTAATACCCGTGACTTATCTACTGACCTATTTTTAGTTCGTGAGTGTGCGGTATAACTTGATTAGGTTTTGGAGCGATACGAACTCCCTCGCATAATTTAGCAAACTCACTTTTTGGATCGAAATATATACCAGCCAGCATAAGTTCACCACAGTTTTTAAGTCTTGCTATCTCATAGTTGAGCATTTTTGCATTTAATTCTTGTTTTTGTAGGTTTATTTGGGTATTTGCAGCCTCTAAACAGGAGTCTTGAAATCTATTATCTAATGGAATATTAAATGTAAATGCAAACCCAAAGTTGAGTCCAAGAGAATCCTTATTACCACTATAGTTTTCTTGATAGTAAAGTATATTCCCAGGATTATCTGGCACTCCATCATTATCTGCATCTGTTGTGTCGTAGACAGGAGTTTCATAAGTGTAATCTTGAGGCCGTCTTTGATTAAATGTTGTAGTTACAAAAGGAGTAAATCCCATCTGCGGACCAGAACAAACTATCCCATTTCCATATTGATTTTCTACCATTGGACCTCCCAACACCTGAGTAGCAAAGTTCGATACTGAAGATGATGATTGTGCCACGGGTGCAGCCGTATTGCTGGTATTAGCAAATACAGGATTACTTATCAGGCTTATTGCGAGAAGATAGTTGTGGTATCTGTGACGCTTGTGCTTTCTATTGTTCGGGTTATATCGGTTACGGATTCCAAACCAGGTGCTTGATAGACTTCTGTAAATTGAAAAGCATTTCCCTGAGTTGTTTGAGTCCAGTTTGGTCTTTGGTTTAAATCTAATCCCTGCCATGTATGAGTAGTTCCGTTTATAGTTTCGTTAACTGAGGTAGCTGCTGGAGATATAGAAGATCCGTCATGCTGTATTCCTGATCCTGTAACTGAATACAAGAACCCAGAATTATATTCTGTTGTTCGTATAGACTCTGTAATAATTGTGGAAGTTTCTGTTCGACTTGTGGAACTTCCCTGCGTAAAATTAGGTATAACTGGCACAGCGTAACAAGGAACAGATATAACAAAGCCAAGAAGAAGTAACCTCCTCATTCGATAGTGAGATCAACGACAAACTGACCTGTAATAACGATACCTGTTCCCGTTCCAGGTGTCATCGTAATATTGTGATTATCTATTGCCACTGTTGATGTTCCTACACTTCCAGCACTTGTAGATGTAAGGTCACTGAAGTTTGGTACAGTACCTACTGTAACTGCACTACCTGGTGTGGCATCTCCTTCCACATAGGATTGTGCGAAGCTGAAGGCTTCTCCCGAAGTCGCTTGCGTAGCAGAGGGAAATGTTACTGCTGGAACTCCATTAGTTACAGATCCGAAACCACCTATTGTAGCTGCTGAGTTTGAGTCAACAGTTGTGACGTTATTACCTGAGATACTGTAGCTAGATCCAATTTTATCAGCCGTACTAGCTGCCGAAAGCGATTCAAACTTTACACTAGAAGATATAGAGTGATTCATGTCCGCATAAGTTGGTGCAGATACAAGAAATAAAAAAGGAAGTAGTTTTTTCATTTGATACCTACTTTGTTGTTTTTATTATCTACTATAGTATCTTTTTTCTTTTTTATCTGAAAACCTAGTGAAGCTGTGGAAGCTGAAAAAATCGAAGCTATGAATGTGGGGTCAAAATCTACTATTTTTTTGCCAGATGGCGGTTCATAGTATGAAAGGGATAAAAGTGTGGCCGACCACAAAAGTACGCATACTTTCACAATGGTTTCAACTTTACTAGGTTCTTGATCTTCCATGAAAGTTAAGATTCTTGTCTAATACTAGCAAAGTAGCTATGTTTGGAAAGTAACACACGTTTCTTTTTATGTATAAGATTCTTAAACCAATTTTACTTACGTTCTTGACTACAACTGCGGTTAAGAGATTGATAGTAGATTTATTGAAAACAATAGCTAAACAAACTACAAATACTTTAGATGATAGAGCAGTAGAACTTTTAGAAAAACAACTTTTTCCAATGAAATGAAAATTACTAAATTTCTCAATATTGACATAGAACCAGCACCTCCAGAGTTGGAACTAGAAATTGAAATGCAATGTAGAGAAATTATGAAAGCTGATAATTTGACGGATATAAAAAGATATTGCACTCATCTTGTTAGAAAGAAATTTGACCAAGATATTTTCATGGCATCTCTTTTAAACAGACTTATAGAATTGGAAGCTAATCGTGTTGTAATGGAAATGAGAAAAGAAAACAAAAAATCTGTTAATCCGATAAAGAAGTTTTTTCGTATTCCCTAATCTCTTCATCAGTAAAATCTTTAATTAATAATTTATCAATCTTATCAATTTCATAGTTATATTTTAGTATTGCAGTTCTTATGTGTTCTGTAACCCAACGGCCCTCAGTGTAAACAACTTGAGCTTTACCGTTCTCTTTAATAAAAACATAATGATCCATTCCTTTCATTTGAATTTCTATAAAATTCTTTTCTAAATTTTTACGTCTTATTTCTTTCAGTTTGCGTAATTTTAATATTGAAGGATTTGGGCTTTTAGTCATTTTTGATAACCAGAAGGAGGTGGTGTAAGCCAGTAGCGTACACCATTTATTATTTTAAAATGAATATTTAAGTTAGGATCTTTAACTAAATATTCATCTTTAGGTTTAGAAAGGTAACTCTTCATTTACCTCTCGTTCAAGTTTCTGT